CCAGTCTGGCATGACGTACCAAAACGCGCAGCAGTCGCGTCAAGACCTGATCTTGTTCGGCGCTCGCCCGATCCTTCACGCGATCGAAGAACGCCTGTCAATGAACGACATTCTGCCCAACGGCCGTCACGTCGAGTTCGACGTTGAGGAATACCTAGAAGAGTTCCTCGTTGAGTCGCCCGAAATCCAACGCGAAGCACCCGCCCCGGATCTTCCCCAAGACGAAATGGATCTTGAATGATCAAAATTACCGCACCTGTCGAAATCTCGGCCGCGGCCGAGGAGGACGAAGAGTACGCCCCGAAAATCTCGGGTGTTGCTGTCCCGTGGAACGTCACCGCGACCGTCTCAGGCGGCCAGCAAGTGCGTTTCCTGCCTGGCGCGTTCGACGTCAACCAGAAGGCCGCCAAACTCGTCGAGAACCATGACCTGACACAGCTTCGCGGCGTCGTCAACAAGTTGACTGACACCGCAGCCGGTCTTGAGTTTGAAGCAACGCTGGCCGACACGCGGGCCAGCCGCGACGCAGTCGCGCTCCTCAAGTCCGGCGCATACGACTCCGTGTCCGTTGGGGCCAACCCCACCAAGTTCAAGTTCGACAAGCAAGGCGTCATGGTCATTTCCAAAGCGGATCTGATCGAGCTGTCGCTAGTCGCCGTGCCCGCGTTTTCTGACGCGGTCATCACAGAAATCGCCGCCTCGGCCGACCCAGAGGACGACGAAAACCACCCACAAGACACACCCCAGGAGGATCAAGTGTCCGAAGCAATCCAGGCCGAGGCCCCCGAGGCACCGGCAACCCACCCCGTTTCCCCGCTCGTCTACGCGACGGCCCGCAAGGAAGTACCGATGCCGACCGCAGTCGAGTACCTCGCGGCGGCAATCGCAGGCGGCTCCGCATGGCACCAGATGCGCGACGCAATCAAGGCCGCAGCGCCCGATGTCGTCACCACCGACACGCCCGGCATCCTGCCGACCCCGATTCTCGGGCCCGTCTACAACAACTTCGTCGGACGTCGCCCTGTCGTTGACGCAATCGGCGTCAAGGCCATGCCTGGCGGCGGCAAGGTATTCATCCGCCCCGAAGTGACCACGCACACCTCGATGGCCGCACAAAGCTCGGAAAACGCCGCGCTCCAGTCCGGCACGTTCGTCGTGTTCAACAACCAGGTCACCAAGCAGGCCTACGGCGGCTACGTCACCATCTCAGAGCAGGATCTCGACTGGACAGACCCCAACGTGCTGTCCCTCATCCTCGACGACATGGGCCGCATCTACGCCAACACGACCGACAACGTCGCAGCCGACAACCTCGCCTCGGGCGCAACGACCACGTCGAACTTCACCGCGACCTCGGCCAGCGACCCCGCCTACTGGGCATCGTGGATCGCAGCTTCAGCCGCGACGATCCTTTCGGCGTCGAACGGCAACCTGCCGACCCACCTCTTCCTCGCGCCTGGCATCTGGCAGGATCTGCTCGGCCTCAGCGACACCGCCGACCGCCCGCTCTTCCCGCAGATCGGCCCGATGAACGCGTTCGGACAGCTCACCCCTGGCTCAACCTCGGGCAACGCTTTCGGCCTTCAGGTCGTCGTTGACCGCAACTTCGCCAGCGGCACCCTGATCGTCGGCGACGCCTCCGGCTACGAAATCTTCGAGCAGCAGAAGGGCGCAATCTCGATCGACAACCCGTCGACGATCTCGCGCACCATCGCATGGCGCGGCTACTTCGCCACGCTCATGATCGACGCATCGAAGTTCGTCAAGGCCACGTTCGTCTGATCAACCGCTAGCCACCGAGGAGTCTGCACATGGCATCATTCACCGTCACGCACACGCAACGTGTCGATGGCTATGCCGTGCTGCAGACCCTTGAGGCGACCGAAATCGGCATCGGCCAAAGCGTCACAGTCACCGGCACCACAGGGTTCAACGGCACATTCACCGTGCTTGACGTCCCCACCAGGTACTTCACCGGCATCGACGACGAAGGCGACTTCACGTTCGACGACGAAATCATCATCCTCAACCAGTTGCTCGTTGCGAACGCTGGCACGGATGTTGCCCGCGACGCGATGGCCGGAACGCTCACCTGGACAGAAACGTGCACATGGATCGTCGCCGCAGACGTTCTGTCGTGGCTCGGTATTTCCGTTGCTACCGCCAACGACACAACCTTCGTTGGGGTATGCACGGATGCCGCCAACGCTTGGGCCTACAAGGCGCGGAAAATGGGCGGCTACCAAGCCGAAAGCCTGTCGACCGCGCCAAGTAGCGCCGTCAAGCTCGGCACAATCATGTACGCGGCGGCCCTCTACCGCGAACGCGGCAGCGTCGACTCCTACGCCTCGTTTCAAGACATGGCCGTGACAGCACCGACCGGCACGATGGGCCAAATCATGCGTCTGCTCGGCATCCGCCGCAGCCAGGTGGCCTAATGGCCGCGACAGGCATTTTCGCCGAATCCCGCAGCGCGATCGTCAACGCGCTCACCGCGCTCGGCCTCGCAGTCGTCACCGACCCGCGCAACGCCCGCCCAATGACCGTTTTCGTCGGCGCACCGACCTTCGACGTGTTCACCTACAACGTGGGCGACATCACCTTTGAGCTGTCCATTTTGGCTGCTCCCCCAGGCAACCTCGACGCCGAGGACTACCTGATAACGACCGCCGACACCATCATGGCCTCAACCACCCTCGCCATCACGGCTGGGCGGCCTGTCACGTTCAGCGTCGGCGATCAACAAATACCCGCTTACACCATGACATGCCGCATCGCGGCAAGGAGAAACTGAAATGGCAACCACCACCTTCCTGTCTAACGCGACGGTGAGCATCGCTGGCTCCGGTGGGGCCGTCGATGTTTCCGACCAATGTTCCGCAATCACCGTCACCGTCGGCTATGAGCCGCTCGAGTCGACCGCTATGGGCAACACCGGCCGCCAGTACGTCAAGGGCTTGCAGTCCGTCGAGGTCAGCATGACGTTGTTCAACAGCTACGGCACCGGCGAAATCGAAGCCACCCTGTATGACGTGGTCAACGGCGGAACCGCCACCCTCGTCATCTCGCCCTCGGGCACGACCGAATCGGCCACCAACCCTGAGTACACGATCACCGGCTGCTTCCTTGAGGCGTTTACGCCGATCAACTCGACCGTGGGCGAGCTCTCGACCGCTGAGGTGACGTTCACCGGCGGCACCTGGGTACGCGACATTACCTGATCCAACCCTCCAACCGTGCAAGGAGACAACCCATGAAAATCAGTATCAGCGTCGACACAGGCCAAGGCCCACAGGTCGTCGTCACCAACTTGTTCAACGTCATCAGCTGGGAACGCAAATACAAGCGTCGAGCCGGTGATTTGGCACAAGGCATCGGTGCCGAAGATCTTGCGTTTCTTGCCTATGAGGCGTCAAAAACATCGGGGATCGCAGTCCCGCCTGTGTTTGACGACTACGCCCGCAAAATCGTGGCGCTCGACGTGCTCAGCCAGGAGGACGCAAACCCTTCCCAGGTGGCACCTACAGCCGAGGCCTAGCCGAGCTGCTGGTCGCCACCGGCTACTGGCCGCCAGAGATCGAGTTCACCGCTCGGGATCTGTCGACCGCGATCGAGATCATCAACAAGCAGCGCAAAGGAGGCAAGAAATGACAGCCAGCACCGGCATCGAAGTCGCAGGCGTCAAGGAAGCCATCCGCTCGCTCAACAAGCTCGAGCCAGGGCTACGGAAGCAATTTGTGGCCGACGCAAAGCAAATTGTCGCTCCGATCCTTGAGGATGCCCGCGGCCGTTACCCCGAGCAGCTGCTTTCTGGCATGGAACGCAATTGGACGCAACGCGGCAACAAGAAGTTCCCGTATGACGCGAACCGCGCTCGCAAAGGCCTGAAGCACAAGGTCGACACGTCGCGCAAAGCCACGTCGATTATCAAAGCCCAACAGACCGACCCTGCGGCATCGATCATTGAGTTTGCAGGCAAAAAGACCGCCAATCCGCTCGGCCGCAGCCTGGACAAGTTTGGCCGCGTGTCCCGTTTTTTTTGGCCGGCCGCTGAACGTCAATTGCCAAAAGTGCAGGCCGAAATGGAGCGCGCTGTGCTTGACGCTGTGCGCAAAGTGCAGAAAGAGCTCTAAATGGCAATCAATATCCCCATCATTTCGGAGTTCGACGGCAAAGGGATCAGCAAAGCCGTTCAAGAGTTCAAGCAGCTTGAGACCGCGGGCGAGAAAGCCCAGTTTGCGATCAAGAAGGCGGCCGTGCCAGCGGCGGCAGCCCTCGGCGCACTCGCAGTCGCAGGCTATGGCGCGGCCAAGGCCGCGATGGAGGATCAAAAATCCTCGGCCGAACTAGCCCGACAGCTCAAAATCTCAACCCGCGCAACCGACGCCCAGGTAGCAGCCACCGAAGATCTCATCGGCCAAATGACATTGGCAACCGGCGTCGCCGACACCGATCTCCGCAACGCACTCGCCACGCTGGCCCGAGGCATGGGCTCCGCCGAACTAGCACAACAAAACCTCAACCTCGCCCTCGACATCTCGGCGGCCACCGGCAAAGACCTCACAAGCGTCTCAGAGGCCCTCAGCAAGGCCTACAACGGCCAAACAACCGCCCTCGCCAAACTAGACCCGTCAATGCGTTCCCTGGTCAAGGAAGGCGCGTCATTCCAAGAACTCGGCACCATCATGGCCGACACCTTCGGAGGTGCAGCTACCGCGGCGGCCGAAACTGCCGAAGGCCGTTTCAAGCGCATGGGCGTCGCCATCGGAGAAGCCCAAGAGTCAATCGGCGCGGCCCTCATCCCCATCATCGAGAAACTTCTGCCGTACCTCGAGGACGCGGCCAAATGGATCTCCGAAAACACCGACCTAGTCGTTGCGCTTGCGGCCGCGTTCGGCGGCATCTCCGCCGCAGTCCTGATTGTCAACACGGCCATGAAGGCCTGGACAGTCATCACCACCGCCGCCACCGTCGCCCAAAAAGCGTTCAACCTTGCCATGTCAGCCAACCCGATCGTCCTGGCCACCGCGGCCATCGTGGCAATCGGAGCGGCGATTGTCGTCGCCTACAAGAAGTTCGAGCCGTTCCGCGACATCGTTGACAGCATTGGCCGCGCCCTCAAGACCGCGTTTACCGGCGCAGTCGACGCAATCAAATCCGCAGTCAACGCCTACCTGGGCGTCTACAAAGGCTTGTTCAACGCGATCGCTAAAGCCTGGAATAACACCATCGGCAAACTGTCGTTCAAAATCCCGTCATGGGTTCCAGGGCTCGGCGGCAAAGGCTTTGACGTACCCGAGATCCCAGAGCTCGCCAACGGCGGCCTAGTTATGTCCCCCACGCTCGCACTCGTCGGCGAGGCGGGCCCCGAGGCCGTGGTGCCGCTTGACCGTATGGGCCAAATGGGCGGCAACGTCACAATCAACGTCAACGGCGGCGACCCCAACGCAGTCGTCGATGCCCTGCGCCGCTACTACCGATCTAACGGCCCAATCCCAGTCAAGACCTATGCCTAACCTCACCGGCTACGTCTGGAAAGCCCAATTCAAACAGGGCGCAACCTGGTACAACCTGCCAGACGTACAAACCGTCGACATCTTTCGTGGCCGCCGCCTGCAGATTGACGACTACGGCATTGACACCGCGAACCTCATGACGCGCAACCCGTCAGGCTGGACTACCGCCCCAAAGCTCGGCGATCAAATCACCGTCTACATTTACGCCCCAGGGTTCGTGGTCGGACAAGACAACTTTGTCATGTTCGTCGGCCGAATCCGTAATGTCGCGATTACCTACGGCAAAGTAGCGGCCGAGGACGAAGTGTCCGTCAGTTGCGAAGGCATCCAGGGCGACTGGGGCCGCGCCCCGCTCGTCAACTTCAGCCTGCCCGCGCAGCTCACAGACGAGTCGATCCTTGACATCGGCACCGAGGTCGGCCTGTCGACCGCGCAATTCTTCGGCCGATCGACCAACTCGGCGATCACGTTCACCGGCAACGCGCTCGACCTTGTCAACCAAATCACCCGCACCGAGGAAGCCCGCATGTTCGGGGCCGCCACCAGCATCACGGCAACCCCACAGCTGTGGTGGTATGGCCGCAACAGCGCCAACGCATCGACCTACTACTTCACAGACGGCACGGCGACATCGAACACGGCGGCCCAAAAGTTTGACCAGATCGAGTTCCGCAGCTCCGCTGACAACTACTACAACGAAGTCGTCGTGCAGCCAGTTGGGCTGGCGGCCCAAACCGCAACCCTAAACCAGACTCCCGTCTACGGCCTGTCAAAGGACACCCGCGACAACACCACCGCCCAAGCATCCGACCACGCCACCTGGCTGCTCAACAATTTCCAAAATAAAAACCAAGCAATTGCGGCAATTAGTTTCACCGAAATTGAACAAAGCACCACCATCGGCACCGGCGCAGCAAACGGACAGCCGCTGATTTTGGCCACCGACCCGATCAACACCAAGTTCGCGATCGTGTTCCGTGGCAGCACCTATTACACCATCGGCGAAGGTATCCAGATCAGCGCTAGACCAGGGCAAACCCGATTCACGATCTTCATGTCAGGACAAGACCAGAACGCGTATTTGGTTTTGAATGACAGCATTTACGGCAAACTAGACAGCAACAAATTGGGGTTCTAATGGCAATAAAAACGTTCACAACCGGCGAAGTCCTCACCGCCGCCGACACCAACACCTACCTAAACAACGGCGGCCTGGTCTACGTCACCAGCGGGACACAGTCAGGCACGACTGCGCTGAATGTTGACGGGTGTTTTACGAGCACCTACCAGAATTACCGAATCATTTTGAACGCAATCCAAGTCTCAACAGCGGCCCGAGCCTTGCGGCTGCAATTCAGGGCGGGAGGCGTAACAAACGCAAATATGTTTTACGATTACGCGTACAACGGCTACCGAGCTAACGGCACGACGAATAACACCGGCTTGGCGGCGCAATCGTTTGCAGAAATTGGCACCTACATCGACACGTTTGCAAATGCAACGCTCGGCGCGTGCACTATCGACGTATTGAATCCGCAAGTCACCGATCGCACCATGTCGTTGGTCATAGCCCAAGGATACGAAGGTGCCTACGCGTACAGGTCAGGCGGGTTCGTACAAGGCGAAGCGGTTAGTTTTGACGGCTTTCGTATTACGTTGAGCGGAACGGGCAACGTGGGGTTTAATTACACCGTCTACGGATACAGGAAAGCATGAAACCACAAGAAACATTTCACAATGTTGAAACTGGCGAAATCACCGTGCGCGAAATTAGCGACGAAGAATACGCCGCGCTCATTGAGTCTGGTTGGACACCAGAAAACGCCGAGGAGGCAACCCCAGAATGAAAACCCGCGTCGCCATCGTGGCGGCGCTAATCACCGTGCTGGCTAGCAGCTGCAACAACAAAACATGGATCGAATGCCAACCAGCAACCACGATCCGAACAAAAAACCGTGCGCTCACCAGCCCAATCGCAACACCAGACCAAGGCCAAACGGAGGCCCTGACGTGCTAGACAAACTCACCCCAAACCGAGCCCCCTACACCCCCGAGCAACTTAACGCTCGACTGCGTTTCTGGGTCGGCATCACCCTCGCCGGCACCCTCGTCCTGACCATGGTCGCCGTGTTCATCAACCTGCTTTTCATCCCCCAAGGGCCGACGATGCCCGAAACGGACAAGGAACTGCTGAATTTGATAAGTCCAATAGTTCTTTTCTTGTCCGGCACCCTGTCGGGCGTCATGATCACCACCAGCGGCAAAAAAGACCTGGACGGAGACGGGAAACCTGACGCATGAAAGCCACTCAGCACACGATCACGACCACAGCCAGCAAAATCGTCGCTAGCAACCCGTTCGCGCAATACGTCTACCTGCACGTCGCCGGTAACGGCACCGTCTACCTAGGCGGATCAGACGTGACATCAACGAGCGGCCTAGAAACCGTCAAGCACACCACGCCGATCCAATTCTTCATTCCCCGCGGCCAAGAGCTGTGGGCCATCACGGCCACCGCTACCGAAACCCTTCAAGTGCTTCAAGAGAAAGGCGCGTAATGGCCGTCAAGAAAGCCGCCAAGAAAGCCGCCGCCAAGCCCGCAGAAGCCCCTGTGGCCGCCGAGAAGGCCAAAAAGGCCTCCAAGTACCCGTACAAAAAACTCGTCGTTCCTGCGGCCCTACAAGCCGTGCCCAACGGCAAACTCTCAGGGAAAATCCTGCGCCCTGTCAAGTGCGGCGGCCAAATGTACGTCGAAGCCGCCGAAGCCTTCGATCGCATGTACGACCAGGCAACTCAGTCCGGTATCAAGCTCCGCAACGTGGGCGACTATCGATCCTTTGAGGCGCAGCTCGGCCTGTTCAAGCAGCGCTACTCCAAAACCGATCACGGCCGCAACCCGCAAATCACCCGCACCTGGGAAAACGAAACGTGGTACCTACGTCCTGGCATGGCACCGTGCTCAACGCCAGGCAAATCCAACCACGGCCTCGGCCTCGCCATCGACCTCGACGTCACCACCGCCAAAGTGCTCGACTGGCTGTGCGCTAACGCCCCCACCTACGGCTTCTACCTCCAATCGGACGACCCTAAATCGCCAGAGTTCGAAGCCTGGCATTGGCAGTACTGCGGATGATCCCACACCCCGTCCGTAGAGTTCGCTAAAGTCTCACGCACCCTGACCCCAACCAGGAGGAAACGTGAATAAATACCCGCTTTGCCGCATTTGTCAGCGGCCAATGATGATCGGCCAAACAGACGCCCACTACGTCTGTGTCAAAGACCCAATCGGCAACCTTGAACGCGGCCTAGAGCTGTCACAAGGCTCCGCCGACGCCAAATGGGACACCCGCCAAGCAGCCGCCGTCGATCAGGCGATCCGCAACGCGGCAGCCAAAAAGACGTTTATCACCGCCGACGACATTTGGGCAGAACTGCCCGCCACGTTCCCTGTCGGCAAAGGCCTCGCCGCTAGGCTTCTAGCGGCCAGCCGTGCAGGCGTCATTGAGAACACCGGCACGACCACCACAGCGCGACGCGGAGGAGCGCACGACCACGCCCAACGACTGACCATTTGGCGGTCGCTGATCGAAGGA